TCTCTTGGGATCAGTTCTTTTACTCCAAGAATCTAAATGTGTTCTTTCCATTAATCGAAAAAACGTATCAACACCAGCAAGTAAGATAGCATAAACATTTCTAATAGTAGGTACAAATCCTAAACCCGCATCATTTGCAATCAATTCTTGAGCCAACAATGTAGAAAAATTTTGTTCGATTTCTTCTTGTTTGGTTTTGAGTGTTGATAGTAAATTATTAATTTTATCTAAAAAACTATCCGTTTTGTAATTTGTTGTACCGACTTCTTTTTCTCCGTACTTAAAAAGTGTGGGAATTGAATTGACAAAAGTACCTGTTCCCTTGTCTAACCTTTTTGTATACAATTCAAAATCTTTTGTCAACTGCGCTTTAAATAATGCAATTTCATCATCTGTTGCACTTCTACCTAATCTTACTTCTAATGTTTTTTTATAATCCGCCTCAGTTAATTGGGTGTAATCAAATTCAACAAAAACGTCGTCAGGTTTCAAAATAACGTTGATTTTTTGATCAGTAAATTCTTGTGAACCAACAAAATAAGAACCATTTTCACCAAAGGATGCGTTTTTTTTCAAATTATCAATTGCTCCAGTTATTTCTATTTTTACATCATCAAATACTTTTTCTCTTACCGCAAAATCAATATTATTTTTGAATGCGTAGTATATTTCAGTATCATAAACAATAAAGTTGGAAGTATCTAGATATTTGTTTAAGACATTTGTATAAACTGTTTGTTTCAAAGAATCCAATACATCACGATATGATTGTATGTCATTTAGTACCGCAAAATCACCTTTTGCAATAGCATCTTTCATATTAGAATTGAAGTTGTCGCACCTCATAACAAATTCTTCAATTGTTAGATGCGGAAAGGTTTGAGGAATTAAACCTTTTGATTTGTAAATTTTATAAACCTCATCCAATTTTTGTTTTCCAACAGATGAAGTGGTTGTTTGTATTGATGTGTTTGATGCACCAGGATTACTGTTAGATGTTTGTATTGTTGTTGGGAACATTTTTGGAGCTGTTTTAGCATAGTCCAAAAGAACATCACTCAATAATCCTGAGTATCTTCCCAAAAACGTTAAAGAAATATCATAATTACCTGATGATTGATCAAAACTTGCATTAAACTTTGTAAGATTTAATGCATATCTAATAGATTTACCATAATAACCTTTTATGGTAAGATAAAACATCGGGTATGGTAAATTAAAGAAAACCGAATAAATCGATTTTTCACCTTGTTCAAATAATGTTCTACCCTGAACATCAACTAAATTAACGCTAACACTTGTAACACCAAACCCCTGATTTGTAACTTCAATACTAGTTATACCAAGCATTTGTGTGTCTGAATAATTATTTACACTTCTTGAAAATCGAGTAGTACCGTTATTGTTTGTAACGGTTTCACTAGTTTGATTTAAACCTAAACCTTGTCTTGAACCCTTTCCTGTTATTTGATCAGTCCATGTTGTGTCAAATCGTGTTTTATCAAGTGGTTGTAAAAAATTTATAACGGTGGAAGGATCAGATACTGTACCTTTCATACTAGCCACCGTTGTGTTTACTACAGGACTATCAAAACTTTCACCAATTGCAAGTTTTGTTCTAGGAATCACCCTTGTTTCTAAGTTAGCATAAAAAACCAACTCTTGATGATCTACCAATCTGTCTTTAACTTCATTGTTAACAACAATTTTATTAGGATCGATCAAGACTATGTTGTCATAATCTGTTTCAACATATATTGGGTTTTTAGTAAGTCTATCTGCCATAATAAAAAATATGTGTATCTATCGCATTTTTGTAGTCTAATAATGCACCCAACAACGGATAAGGTATATTTAATACCGCCCCGTCAGGTATATTAGTTTCTAATCCACCATAAATAGGGTTTGCCACAAGAATTAACCAACCAAAATAAGGAGTACCATATTTTTCAAAACTTATTTTATCAAGCCTACTTTGATTTTCACGATAGATATATCTTTGATCAGTAGTCCTTGTTGATAACGTAACATATGGAACAACCGTCTGATTACCATTGATTAAAAAATTTTGATATCGGTTAAAGTATTGCATTTTAATTCATTTTTTTCTTTAAGTTAAAGTCTTCACCCGTACTGTCAACTGTCGACCATAAAGCAAGTAAGTTTTGATCCGCTGGCGGCACCACAGGTAATTGCACTGATAAATCAAATACCCTATTTTTTGATTTAGAAAATGGAAGATATGTTCCATTTGGAAACTTGATATTATAAAAGTTATCTTTGAAATTTTTAAGATTTTGTTCTAATTTATCTTTAGAAGATTTGAACTGTTGATATAATCCTCCAGATATTTCCGCTGTAGGTTCCCCATTAAACGTCATTGTCGCATCGAATCCGAGGTTTTCATACAAAAATAAAATCCAATTATTTTTACTTATAACATCATTTGGAAGTGCCGCTAGTAATTCATCAACCAATTTAACCGTACCTCTATCTTCTAACATTTCTTTACCGAAAATCATAAAGAAAACATTATTTTTATCACTACTTGCTGACAAAAACAAATCAAAATCAAACGATTCATTGTATTCTGTTGTTCCTGAAGGTATTAATTGATACTTACCAAGTTCAGAGTTTAAACTATTCAAGTCATCTTTAATAATCAAAAAGTCGTTTTGTAATTCTATGTACGTGTCAGCAGGTACTGGGTTTGATTGTGGACTTACACCTGTAGTTCCAGAAATATTATATATTGTAACACCACCACTTTTGTTTTTATAACCATCAACTTGACTTAAAACATAGTTAATTTGGTCACTATATTTTATAAAATTTAGTTGTGACTGTATCAACTTTGAAGTGTTTGTTTCAAGTGCCTGTAAATAATTATTTTTTCTGTCGTTTATTAAACTTTTTAGTTTGTTTTTGATTTTTCTAACTTCATTATTTGGAAAATTTTGTAATGAAATCCCACCAAGAATTGGTGATGTATCATCTTCCACATCATCTTTTGCTTTTTTGAAAAGTTGATCTACCCTGTCTTGATAACCAACAGGTTTACCAAATATGTTAACTAAATTCGTAATGTTACCTAACAAGTAATCAAATAATCCTGTTTTATATTTTCTTTCTGCGGTGTATAAAACAAGTCCACCCCATATTGTATCATTTTTAAGTTGTTCAATAGTTGAAAGAACCCCATTTGCATATTCTTGTGTTTTAGCAACCATTTCATCCATCACTTCTTTGTATCGTATAGTTCCAGTAATGGTATTAGTTTGTGGATCGACAAAAGTATTTTGAACAATACCTATAGTTGCACCCCCATCATTTACTGCCGGTCTTTGTATATTATCAACTACACCTACTTCATTTTTGATTTGTTCAAAAATTTCACTATCATACTTTGACGTAAAGTCCTCTGTAACTTCCGCCCTTTCATCATAGATTTCAGTATTTGCATAATAATTAAAAGATAATGCATTTTGAAGGGAATTAATTGGTTCTCTTAAACCATGTCCACCAATCATTTTGAAACTTAACGTAACATCAACAAACATTGGTTGAACTCCAATTCCGTCAGCGTTCAAATCAAGTGTTTCATATTTAAAATCTAAACTTTCAAAAACAACCTTTGTGTGATAAAAATCACCAACCCTCAAAATACATACGGGTGGTGAACCAAATGCACTATTTAATACATCATTATATTGCAAACCTATTTCACCTTCACCTGATTCAACTGCCGTTGGTATTGTGTCACCAGGTCTCATACATTGTTGTAAAAATGTAAGTCTAGAATTCAAACCTTCAGGTGTCATAGAATGGAATGCAGGATGAAAGTTTTTTATTTTACTTTTTATTCCGTCATATATAAATGAATTTCTTTCTGAAATCATTTCAAAATAATCACATTCGGTAAGTAATTTTCTTAAAAGTCTTTTTGTCAAACCGTCCCTTATACCATTTGTTTTGTCTTCATTTTTTGTTTTTTGTACATAAGGGTTTGATAATAATTGTGTTTGTGTATTATCAACATTACTATTATCAGCAGCAAATGGATTAGCTAAATCACCTTCAGGTGGTGTTGTTGCTGTTGACGTACCTTCTTGTCCGGTTCCTGGCGTAACATTTTGAATACTTACCTTTGTGGCTCGACACATATTTCCTTGAACGGAATTTTGAAAAACACCGTTATCTGAAAACCCTTTCGAACAATCAATACCCCTATAATTTTCTATGTTAATAACAGGTGTCCCCAAGTCTGTTGTGTTTAACGTAAGAAGTGGTGGACTTGATTCCAAAAATTTTGACATTTTATCATCACCTTCAGTATATTCTTCGATTGTTTTTTTAATAGAATTTGCACGTGTTAAACCAATACCCCCACCACCTTCGTTAATATTTGAGGAACCTTCAATAGAAATAGTGACTTTCGACCCATTTTTTAATGTATTAAGTACTTTAGACAACATATCTTTGAATAAATCATACTGTGTAGGTAAAAAATCAAATACTCCTTGTATTGAAGACTGTCTATCATCTACGTTATCTGCAAGTCCAAAATTTGCTGAAGGACCGACAATTTCAGTACCATCGTAATTATAAATTTTATCACTTGCTAGATTAATAATTGTATTTTGTAATGAAATCAAACTATTGTAAACGCTATCGTAATTCTGATCAGTTATTGTATCTATACCAAACAATAATTGTATGTTCTGAAATTTGTCCTTATCTAACGTTTCAGTTGTTGTTGTTTGACTATTAGCCCCCGTATCTTGATTCGCTATGTTTGCATTTTGATCTATAGTAACATCACCTTGGATTGTTGCGTTTGACGTTTCTTTTACTAAAGTACTAAGAGCATCTGGATTCAATGCACTTATTACAGAAAAGACATCACTCAAATTGAATTGTTTATATTTTTTTAATAAGTCATAAATGTCATATTTTAAACAACCCGCCATAAATGAATCAACCACTTTTGTTGCAGTAGATGAATCTGCTCTTTCTAATTCTTTATTTACTATTATATTCAAAACTGATTGATGATCGACAATCATTTTGAACTTCAATGTACCTGTTCTTTCAGTGTCTTTGTAAGTGTAAATAGGTTCTGTCCTTCCTAAAAAAGTATTTGGATTCCAACCTGTTCTTGAAGTATCATCATATGATAATTCATAAGGCGGAAACCACATTATTCTTCCTCCATTCGGTCCAACTTCACAAGTTGGTAAATCATCAACGGTAAACCCAGGACGGTTTGATGTTCTCCATGATAAATTTTCGATTGAAAACATATATTTTTTTACTTTACCATCGACAATATTTGATGATTCTACCCCACTAGCACCTTTCATTGGTGCAATATTTAAATTATATGAATTATTTAAAACTGAATAAGACGCCTTTCTTCCTTGATAAACCATCCCATCTTTTTGTTGTAATTGTGAATAATTAGCAAAAGGACGATCTTTTGTAAAAAGTCTAGCAAATTCATAACCTACTATGTCCTTAACCTTATTACCTTCTTGAATAGCATTTGGTGTTAGGTATCTTCTTACTCTTGAACCTTTAGTTAATTCTATATATCCATCATTAAAGACTTTACTAACTTGATTAATTGCATTTCCTACATGCCCTTTTGTGTTTGATGATTTTGCTCCCGCCTCAACTAATTTTTGTGTTATGTCTAAAATCGATCCGTCAGTAAAACTCAATTTTGATGAATCGGTTTCCGCAAATTGTCTTCTTAGTGTTGTATCTGATTCGAATTCTGTTTGTCCCGGAAAAACTTGATTTTGAGGTCCAACTAATTGTCCAGGTTTTATATAATTTTTACTTTTTGGTGACCATGAAAAACCACCTTGTAGTCCACCTTGAGCGTCGTAGTAAGGGTAGGATTTCAATCCAAATAGTTTTCTTTGAACTTCACTACCTTCGTAGTCTTGCCCTATTAACCCATAGTCGAAAACAGGACCAACATTCTTTTTACCAAAAGCACCGTCAGCAATTTCATTAGCAGGACTGACAGTATCACTTACAAAGTTTTTAGTTTTACCTATATAAAAATTTTCTTTTGGTGCTGTTAGATTTGCATTCGCCGAATCCAACCTGTAACGTGGTCGATATGTGTTGTAAAATAATTGCCCAAACAATAAACTTTTTGTTGCGTTAGATGTATTTGCAAGAAACCTTTCTGAACTTGAATCTATAAATGGCGTAACTAACGTATTCAACAACCCACCAACTCCTGATGTGAAAGCACCTATTGGATTTGTTGTAAGTTGATTCAAAAAGTTTCTATTTGGGTAATCAAAATATTCACCAGGTATTAATGAATACGGTGAATATAAACCTGCAAGTTTGGCCGCAAATCCTAACGCTTCTACCGCCACATTCGCAGGTTCTGTAATTTTATAATTTTTTTCTATTAAAGGTATGTTGTTTGTAACAACACCTAATATATCAAAAGGATCGAAAGAAGGTTTTGGACTAATTTCACCTGATATTGTTGTAACAGATGAGTTTGTTAAAATACTACTTCCTAATGTCTGTTGGAACAACTCAAGAGCAACTCGTGTTCTGAATTCTTTTTGAAGTTGTTTTGCCCCAAGTTTAGCCAAATCTGAATCTTGACTCAAAGGACCATCGGTTCCTGTAGGATTTTCTTCAGTTAAAATAGAAAGTGGTGAATATGTTGATGCTAAAAAATAAAAAGTAGTGTCACTATTGAAATAAGGAGCATTGATTGACGAAGGAAAAAGTTCTTCTATTGTTGTTTGTTCAAATTCACCTTCACCACTATTAAATTTATTTTTTTGGTATCCGTATTGTTGCGACTGTTCCGTAGTTTTTCCTGGGCTTGATGCTGTGTAATCATATTCACCCTTATTTGATTCTGTCTGATAATTTATATCAATGTCAACAATGGTACTTCCATATCCATTATCGTCATTAGGACCATATACGTTTGACACATAAGCAATTGTTCTTGATTGTTCTGCGGTTTGTGGAGGTCTTGATGATGTAAAACTATATAAACCTTGATTCGATCTTGTTTGAGCGTTTGCATTAATGTCTATGATTTCACCATAACCATTTGGCGGTCCAAATATATTAACAACATACTGATTTGTTTGTGATTGTTCTGTTGTTAAAGTTGGTCCGTTTGACACATAATCATATTGTCCAGCATTGGATGATAGTGAAACTGTAGGAAAACTTACAGTATTTCCAAAACCTGTAGGTACGTTTTCAGGATTATATTTGTTGAGTGTTCTAAGAATAATTTCTTGTGAATCACCATTAAGTTCTAAAGTACTACCTACAGTACTATCAAATCCATAGTTACCTTCGTTTGCTAAAGTTTGTTTGTTATTATTAATGTTAACAACACCACTACTTTGTCCTTGTATCGGGTTATATTGATTGACAATTAATAATTCGTCTTTTTTTACTATTCCGTTATTTTGTAACTTACTTTGTAAAGTACTTTTATATTCATAGTGTCCTTTGTTTGCGTCAGTTTGAATATCATTATTAATATTAACTGTACTCCTATTGTCGTTTTCTGTTGGATTGTATTGGTTTTTTGTAATTAATTCAACTTCTTTTTGTATTGCAAACGTTTCAAGTTTACTTCCAAAAGTCAAATTAAACCCATATAAACCTAAATTAGTATTTGTTGTAAGGTTTTTATTAATATCAACGGTGTTACCATATGATGATGAAAAATCAACCGGACCGTATAAATTATTTACGTATAGTAACTTTTCTGAGTTGTTACCAATTGTTTCTAATACAGAACCAATCGTGTTTTTAAAACCGTAATTACCAAAATTTGTTTCATAGTTTTTGTCAGCATTAATGTCAATCACTAAACCAAATCCGTCGTTTGGGTTATATTTGTTTTTGGATATTATTTTTTTTTCTTGATTTTTTTGTTCTTTTTCAATTTCAGGTGAATCTATAACAGAATAGTCAACCAAAATAACTTCTTTTTTGTTTTCTAACTTTGGCACATTAAAAACACCATTCACTGAATAGGGTTGTAAATTTCTTACCAATAGTTTTTTTCTAAAGTTTTCACTTGAATTAAAAGACAATGGACTTTCCATCTAATTTGTTTTAATAATAAATAGATTTAAAACGATTTTTTATCTTTTAATAAATCTACCTTTACTTGTTTTTAATCTGTCTTGTTTATCTAAAGTGTCCATAACTTTATTTTCTAACTCTCTTACAGTCGATGGATTTTTAAATAACATATCTGATAGGTTGTTTGGTAGATTTTTTCCATCAATATTTAGATTTATATTGAGATTAATGGTGTCCTCATTTTTATTAGTCGTTACAACATTTGTGTTTGTTTCTACTGTTTGTTTTGCTATTTCTCCTGTTTTTGTCGCCGATGGTTCGATTAATTTTACTTCTGAAGGTATTGATTTTGCCACACCCATTGTTTGCATATAAACATCTTTTAATATACCAAGATTTTCTATTGCATTTGGAGCAAAAATAGCCTCATCTTCTTTTATAAATTTAAACATTTCACCTTTACCCAAAGAAAGTACTTTGGTGTTAGTCGATCCAAACGCAGCATCTTCTTCATTAAGTACACCTGAAGCCGCATCAAATTTTAATGTTTTCAATTTTGCTTTACTTGCCCTTTTTTCAGCCGCAATTCTAACATCTTCCTTCGTTAATCCCAAATTACCTTCCACTTTAGTTTTTTCGGCATTAAAAAACTGTTGTAGTCCTCTAGCGGTTATAAATTCTTCAGCCCCTTTTCCCAATACACCTGCAGTAGTTTCAAACTTACCACCTAACTCTTTTTGAGCATTAACCATATCTAGTAAAAGTTGATCTCTAGTAGTTTTTCCAAGATTTGTTAGTACAACATCTCTAATTATACGGGTATCTATTTGTTGTAATTCTTCCAAATTCAAACTTTTTTCTGCCAAATCCCTATCAGACAATGCTGCCATTTCTTGATATTTTTTCAAAGCATCAGTTAACTGTGTGGGATTTTTTTCAATCGCACTAACCAAATCGGTTTGTTCAAAACCAGGTATTCTTAATTCTAATTTACCTCCTTCACCAATTTCAGTCAAAGATTTCACAAGATTCATTTGTTCCTCTGATACTTTCGACAAATCAACACCAGACGATAAAAGTTTGTTTTGAACTAGTTGTTCTTTTGCTGCCGTTCTTCCAAGTGACATTAACTTTTCATAATCTCCCCCAGTCGATTCTATTTGAGCCCTTAACCGTTGTTGAGCAATAAAGTTTGTTTCAATTTCTCCGGTTGCTTCATTGACTTTAAAGGCACCTTTTGCCATTTCTATCATTTTAGTTTGGAGATTTTCTACGTTGTTTGCTGCGTCATTCATTAAAGCAAATGGATTAGTCATTCCCTCAACCGCACCACCTATCATACTCATACTTGTTGCAACTTCAATTGCATTTTCTGGGTCTATTAATTTATCAGCCAAAGCAAATGCACCTATATCACTTAGTGTAGTATTTAACCTTTGTGCTTCTGCCGCCATTTTACTTAATCCATCTTTTCCATTTCTAAAATTGTACGAATTAACTTTAGCCAATTCAGTAGACATAGTATTCAAAAGAGTTTTAGCATCTAATCCGGTTTGTCTTGCAAGTTTTGCTATTTTAGACATTTCATTGATTGCGGTTTTTTGTCCAAAAGTCAATGTCATGAATTGTCCAACCATTTTACCTGTTTCTTTACTAGTTTGTCCTACCGCCTTTGAAAATTCTAACATCTTTGTTGTTGCTTGGGTTGAAGGTAAAGTCAATTTTTTTGTTTCAGCCACTAAATCACCAACTACATCTGTAACATCAGTAAAACTTAAACCTATCTCAACTACATTTTTAGAAATAGTAAATAACTGTTCCCTAAAGTCATCTGTATTTCCAACGACACCGCTACCTATTGTACGAGCAAGTTTTTTTGCTTCGTTGTCCATTGCGGTAATAGTTGTAGTGGCAGTTTCAGGTACAATACCCTCTTTTAATGATAATCTTAATTGTTCGACAATCCCCATAAAAGTTTCACCTTTAGTTGAAAATTCACCAAGGGTTGGGTCTGTAAAAAATAGTAGCATACGTAAATCTTTTTATATAAATAGATTTCTTTAATTTTTTTGAAAACTCTCGATTAGTTTGTCAATAAAATATCTTCTTTCATATGTTGGCATATTTAATATGTCAGAATACGAAAAATTTGCATGTTTACACAAATAAAAAATTTCGTCAAGCATATTTTTTTTGTGATCAGAAGAAAGGACGAAAAAATTCAACCCCAAAGGACATATTCACTGTTACCTTTTCTCCTGACGGGGCTATTACTGTTCTTTTTAAATCAAGTTTAGGTTCGCAAACATCAATGAATTTTTTTAGTTCTTTCGAATCCATTATTGGCATTTGTAAAATGAATTGTGATATATTACCTTTATCTTTTTCACCATCAATTTCAACAATATGTTTTTCTAATCTTTTTGTGACTGTAGGTGCAACCATTCCTTGTGGGTAACTTTTTGTGAAATTTTCTATTTCTTTTTCGTCTGCTAAAGACAACAATTTAAATTTTACTTCTTTGTTACTCTTTGGTAGTTTGAAAGTAAATAAACCATTTTCGTCAGGAAATACCGTTTGTTTTTCAAAATCAATCGCATCCATCATTAAGGTTGTTTCAAAGTATGTTCCTGTTACAGGATCTTTAACCGATATATTATATTCAGGTCCAAACGAAGTATTTCTTAAAAATATAAGAATTGCTTGTACATCAGTATTTAACAACTGATTTATGTCAAATCCAGGTTCATATACTTTGTTTCTTAAAAGTGTTGTTATTAAATTGTCAGATGAACTATTTTGTGACATCAATAAATTTTCATCACTTGCCGTTAAATAACCTATTTTCAATGATTCTTTTTTTGGTTTATAAAATACACCTTTTGAAGGTAATTTTACAACATCGTGTGGTAAGTTAAAATTTTGTTGTCCATATGCCGCTGTTTGATCCATAGTTTTTATTTTAAGTATAAGTCTACAAGAATTTTATGTAAACAAAAAACCCACCTTGATAGATGGGTTTTGAAAAAATTTGTTTTGTTTTAGTAAACTAATATACATCTGTCAGGACGAAGTGTAGCATCAACAGTCATGATATCCGCTTTATCGTAACCTAAGTCACCAAATTTAACACCTTCTAAGAAACATCCTTGTAAAATCCATTTTTCAACAGCAACCCCCGTTGGGTCTAAAAGTTCCAAATCAACATCTTTTTTATAACCAGCAGCATAACCCATACGTCCTGTTACTGATTCAGCGTGTAATCGAACCCATTCCATTAATGCTTGTGATGCAGAAGGTCCGATTGGATCTCTAAACTTTACATTAATTGTTTCCCATTCAAAAGTACTAGCAACATAAGTTTTAGTATTTAAGAAAGGAATATCTTTGGATTCTATTTTAATACTCGGTCGTGACGTACTTTCAACATACCAAGAGTTGATACCCAAGGATGTTGGGAAAGTAATTATAAATCGGTTAGCTCTTTTAGGTTCATACTGAAAGGGCATTTTCATTAACAAATCAGCCATTGTCTATTTTTTTTGTCTTTTATTTATTAGATAAATATTTATTGTTTTATTTTTTTCTATTTACTTTTGTCTATTTTGAAAATATACTACTAGTATAAGTTATATTTCTTCTTTAGTACCTCCTTTAGTTAAATATGTTCTTACTGGTTTATCTGAATATTCCTTTTCTAAAAATTGTGACATTTTTTCTATATTTCTTGGATCGTCGTCTGAAAAACCTATAAATGGGATAATTTCATCGTTAACAACATCATTTTTGAACTTTCCTGGTTTTTTAATCATATTTGCCAATTCTTTACAATATGTAATAAATTTTCTCATTGCTTTGATTTTTCCTTCTTCAGGATTAGATGCACTTCCTTCACCATAAGAAACAGGAGCAAACATACACCTATCTAAATAACTTTCTAACAATTCTTTTCCGTTGAAATTTATGTCAACTTGCTCATTTACTGATTCAGACTGATTTATTATTTGTTCATACTTTTTAAGGTTTTCTATCACTTCTTTGTAGTTGACTCCATTTTTGTTGGACACAATTAGATTTTTAACTGCTTCTTTTAACACTGAAGGTGTATGTCCTCTTGCTGTTATAATTGCAAATATTGAACCTCCATTGATGCATTCCACAAAATCATTCCACGAAGGACCGACAGGTGCTGTCATACAATCAATAATAAATCTTTTGTCACCTTCTACACCAAAATATCTAAATGGATTAGGTGCATAATTCACAATAGTTGCCCCCTTATATTCAAAAGGTTCACTACCTATTTGATGTCGGTGTTCTGCGAAATCTTCGGTAGACATTCCTATTTCTTCATCGTTGTCGGAAAGAACCATTATTTTCGTTGGCATAAACATAATGTTGTCGTCCCAATCAAAAGCATAATATTTTGTATCAGGTTCACCTTCAGACGTGAATCCCTCTGTAATTTTTTTCTTGTGGTATTCCAAAATATGTTTTCTAATATCCATCACTTTTGAAGATTTTCCAATAACTTTTCAAGTTGTTTTTCTGAAATAACTATGTTTTGTTTATTTTTAGAAAATGTTTTTACGTGAATTGTTTTATCATTTAAACTTTCCTTAATGATTTTTTTTTCAATTTTCATATCTATTAAATAAAAAATAAATTATGGGGGTATTTCTACCCCCTTTTTTATTAAACGTCATCAAATGATGCTCCTGTTGGTGTAATCACAAACTCGATGTCAATGTATTCTAACGCTCTTGTTGGTTTTAAGAAGATTTTACCTGTCAATGTATTTGAATCTAAATCTTCAGGTGTGTTAGAAACAGTTACTCTAAAGTCAATTAAACCTCTATCTCTTCTAATTGAATCCAAAATTGGGTTTACAGAATCCAAGAAGTCTTGTCTTACTTTATCATCGTTTTGTTCGAATAGTAATCTTACTGCTACTGCTGAAATTAGTTTTCTTGCTTGTAACAACAATCTTCTAACATTAATTCTGTCAAGAGCAGACTCTCTAATTTGTAAAGTTTTGTTACCCCAAATTACTGTACCCACATCAGAAAAAGTAGCAATTGGATTGATTCTTCCTTTATATAAAGTATCTCTATCTTCTTGTGTTAACTTCTTACGAGCTTTAATTGAATTTACTAAACCTCTTGTGTAACCTGCAGATGCGAACCAAGGGAATGCAATGTTATCAGTCAACGCCAAGTTTTTAGTTACTTCAGCAGTTGCTGGTAAATAAATCTGTGTGTTATTAACTGAATCCCTTGTCAATACCCAAGGATAATAGGTTGCTGTATAGTTTGAATCAATTCCTGTTTCTTCAAGGTTGTCTACCGCTTCTTGTGGATAAATTAAACCTTCTGTTACATCACTAAATGTTGGTAAGAACAAGTTGAAATCAGGTGTAGTACATATGTAAATTGAATCCGCTCTATCTGTTTCAACCATATCAATCGCATCTTCAACAAGATTTGAGTTGTTAACATAATCAATACCAGGTGTTGTAAATACGTTAATGTTTACCGCTTCAGGGTTAGCAAAAGTTGTTTGTCCCCATTTGTATGCGTAATAGTCAGTATTTGCCCACACTTCTTGATTAGGACCTGAAATTTGTTTGAACGCTCCCCATCCTGTTGCTGTAGGGAATTGTGATGATGGTGCCGCACCATATTTATAACCTGTTTGTCCAAGAGCATATGTGTCACTGTTTGTTCTATATTCTCTATAGATATCCCATCCATCGAAACCACCATAAGGATACAAAGTAAATTTACGTGTGTTCAATCTGTAATAAGGGTTATCAGGATCAGTTGGTTCTGAATTAAAACTTCCAGCACCTACTTCAAACGCTTGTGTAGTTGCTGATGTTAATGTATCAAACATAGTTACCACAGTTGCCCCACTATCCATGTGGAACCCTTTGATTTGATAAGTCCAACTTGGACCTGTAGTATCAGTTTCTAAATTAGCAGGTAATTGTTTACCTTTGTATTCAAAATAATCATAGTCAACACCAGTAATATTAGATATACCTAAGTATGCCTTTCTTGGGTTTTCACCGTTTGAAATAACAGGATTATCAGCTCCACTTGTAGAACCAAATGGTGGGTTGTAAATAACGTCACCAGGTTGTAAGTATCTTGTTTTGTAAACTATAAATGGTGGTTGTGCTTGATTATAGTTTCTCATAATGTAACCTTCAAATCCACAAGGAAGTGCATCTTCAGGTGCTTCATCACTCATTTCTAACATTATGTATTTAGAATTTAAGTTGTATTCACCATTAGCTGTACCTATTTTGTTTGCTACATAATTATTCAAAGATGGATTTAATGAACAATTCGTGAAACTTTCGATAACTCTTACGTTTTGATCGTTGTCATAGAAGTCTCTGACAAATACATCAAATGTTCCATTGTTAAAAGAAACGTTTCCAATTGAAATCTTAACAAGTCTGTTTGCAGCATTTCCATCAGAAATAAGTTTGAACTTAAATAACTTATAAACTTTATTACCACGAAGTTCAGAAACCAAATAAGGGGTTTCTGGTGTTTGATATTGTTCTAAATAAAAACCTATTGAACCTGATGCTTGTGAAACCGCACTATCCAATTCGATTAAATCACAATTCAAACCTCGTACCTTACCTTGTCTGTATCCGTTCAATAATAAACTTGAATAAACTTCTTCAACAAATAAAGGAACTTCAGTTCTATCTTTACCAAAGTTACTTCTTCCAAATACTTTAGAAAGATATTCAGTATCCGTACTTAACAATGATGTTTCAAAAGTGAACGTATCAGCATCTTTTGTAATACCACTTACAACAAATGTTGCATATGGGTCTTTAGTTACCGCCGAATATGAACCAGTACAAACCATTTGAACATCGGTTATACCTGTAACTTGATACAATGGCCCGTGTTGTGTTGAAGAATAGTTAGTGATACCTCTACTTCTTAAAGTTGCAATAACTAAATCATCCCAACCTGAATACGGTGTACCTGAATATGTTGTACCTGAAATAATACAATAACCTGAATAAGAACCAACACCGATAGAATTGATTGCTCCTAAAGTAGTACCAAAACCATAACCATCGTAAGAACCAACACTTGCAACTTGTGAATAGTCAAATAATGCGTAGTACCAAGGATCGTTTGTTGTTGCTGATAAATTTGCTTGAGATAATAATACATTACTTACACCAAAAGTTTCTGAATACGCACTTAATCCTGCACCAATTGTTGCACCTGTAACAGAGTTAAAAGTCGCATCACTTACTGTACCCCAAAATAATGCGGTTGTACCTGATTGAGCATTTAAAGATGCGGTTGATTGGTAAACGATTTCGTTTGCAATAAACGATTGGAAATTAGCATTCAAAGAAGATGTACCCCCGTTGAATGTAGTGTATGGATTGTAAAAATCTGATGAAATAAGAGATGGTAATGTACCTGTAATAACAACGTTAGAACTTCCGCCTGTAGTTCCAGTAAAGTTAACGATTTGTACACCTGATGTATTTGCAGATAAACCAATAGTTCCTGGATCAACATTACCAATAGTTGTAATTGACCAAGACGGTCCAGCGTCATAACCTGACAAACCTAAAACTCTTGTAACAAATAATTGATTTGATTGTTGCAAATACGCTTTTGCAATATAAGATGTTTCGTATTTAGGTATTTGTGTGTTTGTGAATTTTTCAGGACTTGTTCCACCGAAATATACTTGATATTCGTCGAAATTAGTTATGAAAATAGGTTCGAAGGCTGGACCCTGTAAGGTTTCACCAACAATCCCCAATGTAGTTACCCCCACACTTTGGGCAACAAAAGTTAAATCTCTTTCTGAAGTATAAACTCCAGGCGAAACGAATACTTTGTTTGTAGATGCCATTTTTAAAATTTATATATAGATTTATTTTACTATATAAATATGTTCAAAATCTGTAAAAAACTTTGTTGATTATTTTATTAGGACATATAGTATGAAAAAATTCTACCTTTTTTCTACCTTAAAAAATATTTATTAATATGAAAAAAATTAAAAATATAAAGATTTCAGAAGAAAGTCATTTTATGTTAAAAAAATACTGCGAAGCAAAAGGATTAAAAATTCACAAATTTATAGAAAGTCTTATAAGAAAAACTTGTGAAAAACCAAAAGACTTGTATGGTGAATAATTAAATAAGTGACACTTTAGTTTTAATAATCGAAACTTCAGATGGGTTATTTTTGTAAGCAATTATTTTTAAGGTATCACCACTACTAATTTGTATCACAGGAACATTATCTCCAATATAATTGTTGTTTATATACACAGAATAACTTGAAGCACAAGACACCCCTTCAGTAATTGTTCCACCCGATGAAACCGTGAATGTTGGTGCTGTTGCTGATTTTACACATATAGTATTAGTATCACCTGAATTGGTTGGGACTGTAGTGATAACACCTGAACAATCAGTGTACGTTAGGGTGTTATTTGTTATTGAAGAATATGTTACTGAATAACAGTTATCTAAATTCACGATACTATCAACAACAATATCAGCATCATATCTAAAAACTTCAGTAAGTTGTGTGTTCCCTGTTACGAATGTAAAATCTAAATCGAAGTTTGTTGGATTTGACGGTTCAATTACTGCACGTTTTTTTCTATTGTTTGTTGTAAATTCAAACAACGTTAGTTGCCTTGAAATTGCTGGTGTAACTTCAAATTCTTCTTCATCAATTAAAAGTCCCATCATCAAAATCTTATAACTTGCAATATAATATTTCCTTTTTTCTAATTCTTTAGCAGATTCATCACTAACATCTTCTAACGTTAATGGAATATAATGTCCTTTTATTTGTGTGTAAGCTTGTTTAGATGTGAAAGTCCTCATCAAAATTTTGTTGAACTCATTGACTTCACGCATTCTATTACAAAATAATTTAACCGTAAAGGTTAAGTCCACAGGGATTGGTTGTGGTATTTTATAAACATCAGCACCTTTTCTTTGTCCGTCCCAAGTGGGTACTGTATAATAAAAAAATTGTCGTCTTTCAGGTATGTTTGCTCTACCCGCATTATTTGTACCGTACTTTACTTCGGGAGCCCTTAATGTTGTGATAAAAGGTAACGTTATGTTTTTATCTAAATCTTGAAAATCCCAAGTTTGTGTAAATTGTGCCCAACTTTGGTTGGTAATGATTCTATCTATTGTTGGGACTTTTTTTTTGTCAACCACAAGCTCAAGTTTATCTTTAACAAAATCTAACATTCCTTTATCCAAGTCGGCATGTAAAACCCCTTTTGGAAGATAAGTCCCATCTTTTGTTATGTCTTGAAGTAATTCTTCCCTACGTTCCTTACCAGTTTTGGTAGGAATCAAAGGTAAAGTTTTTTTTATTTTTTTTGGTAAAGCCATTATTATAATCCTTTGAATTCATTTGTGTTAACAGGTGATGCCGTGATTGTTCTATAAAATCTTTTGTATCCACCATATGTGTGCTTATTATCACCAAACACCCTTCCGTCATTTACAACAGAATAAAATCTTACAAAATCTTCCGTTTCGTAATAACCAATATAATCACCAAATGATATTTCTATGTTCATGTCATCTAAATAACTTTGGTAAACACTGACTGTCAAATTACCTGGTTCTGATTGAGCAAGTTTAGAAGTACCCAAGTCGACATTAGTTGGTGCTTCTATTTTTACTAATCCTTTAAATTCGACAGGTGGTAAAAATTGTATACCGTCTTCCGTTGTTTCACCATAAACATCATCTTTATCTGTTTTTTGTCTATCAACCCTATACAACACAAGTGTAAAATTCATATCACCATGCAACCATTCAGAACCCATTTCAATATCCAAATTGAAATCTTCTTCTGAAAAAAATTTATTTAATCTTGTAATTGGAACTTTATTTTGTGCCATATCTATAAATACTTTAATTGATTATTTATTAGAATTTACTATTTTTATTTATAGTGCAATGGAAGAATTAGTATCATCTACACCAGAAAAAAAATCATTAGAAATATTAGAAGACTATAATGGGTCTAATAATTTTATATTGAATCTTAAGAACAAAAAACTAAATAGTAAGTCTTTTACTCCCACAAGAAGTCAAGCTGAGTATATTATCAACTATCAAAATACAACCCCGAAAGTTGCAAAAAAATGGGTTAAGTTAGATTCTTATTTTGGAAAAAAACTTAAAGAAGATAAAATGTATACAAAAGAACCAACAGAAATATATGTTGAAAAATTGTTGGTAGAAAAAGACAAATCATATCATATTTGGGGAAAAATTTGGAGTGGTGAAACTATTCATGATTTTTGGTTACCAAAGTCGGCATTAATAAAAGACAATGAAGTTAAAAACGTTGTTGTCGATTACGGAAAGTATAACCATAGACTTCCAATGGAACACCAAAAAGAAGCCATTCAAAAATTGGTAGGTAACAAAAAGTTTATTTTGGCAGATGACATGGGACTTGGTAAAACAACATCAACAATTATATCTGCTCTTGAATCAGGAGCAAAGAAAATTTTAATTATTTGTCCCGCATCACTTAAAATAAATTGGCAAAGAGAAATAGAAAATTATTCAGATAGAAGTGTATATATTTCAGAAGGAAAAAAATTTTCAACTGAATCTGATTTTGTGATTATTAACTACGACATTTTAAAAAACTTTCACGATCCGAAAAAGAAAGATGAATCAGTGATTTTAAATACTAAGTTTGATTTGGTAATAATGGATGAAGCTCACATGATTTCGAATCCACAAGCTCAAAGAACAAAAATAGTCAATGACTTGTGTGACAAACTAGATAGGGTTTGGCTTTTAACAGGAACACCAATGACATCAAGACCGATGAACTATTATAATTTATTAAAACTTGTTGAAAGTCCTGTTGCTGCAAATTGGATGGCATATGCTAAAAGGTATTGTAACGGATATCAATTTAGTGTGGGTAATAGAAAAGTTTGGAACGTAACGGGAGCATCTAATCTTGATGAATTAAGGGAACGAACACAAACACATATCTTAAGAAGACTAAAAGAAGATGTTTTAGATTTACCCGATAAAATTATTACACCCGTTTATTTAAGATTAAAATCAAAAGAATATGAAGAATTGATGGGCGAATATTATAATTGGTATGATGGTAACTCCGAAGAATCTTCGTCACTTACAATTCAGTTTGGTAAATTAATGAAAGTAAGAAAAGTGTTGGCTGAAGAAAAAATTAAAAACACCATAGAACTTGCAGAAAACATTATTGAACAAGGAAAAAAAGTAATTATATTTACGAATTTTACAGATACGTTACGAACTATATATGAACACTTCGGAAAAGAAGCTGTTTATTTAGATGGTTCATGTTCAAAACCACATAGACAAAAGGCAGTTGACGACTTTCAAGAAAACGATAAAATAAAAGTATTTGTTGGTAACTTGAAAGCTGCGGGAGTTGGTATCACATTGACTTCCGCTGAAGCAGTAATCATGAATGATTTATCATTTGTTCCTGCTGAACACGCACAAGCTGAAGATAGATCACATAGAATCGGACAAAAAAAGTCAACTTCGGTTTATTATCCCCTATTTGAAAACACTATAGAAGGTGTAATATATGATATACTTAATAGAAAGAAAAAAATCATTTCAACCGTAATGGGTGATGATATGTTAGATGATGCGTCAACAATAGAAGAAATGTTAAATATGATTTCGTATAGTAGGTGATATTTATTTATATGCTATTAAAAAGTTTACATAAAAAAATAGATATCATTGAATCTAAACTTGACGTTGTTTCACCAAAAAAACAAGATATCATTTCTGAAATCAAAAAAATAAGTATAGACAAACTTCCATACGAATACGATTCACTTGAAAGTTTTATTGATGCAGAAACAATGAAAACACATTATAGTAAACACTATAAAGGTTATGTTGATAAGTTGAATGTTGAACTTGAAAAAGTTAAAGGTAAAGATTTAGATTTAGAACAAATCATTAAAAGTATATCCAAATTTAATGACAAAGTAAAAAACAATGGAGGTGGAGCATTTAATCATGCTTTATTTTGGAAAATGTTATCACCAAAAAAACAAAAATTTGAAGGACCGATTAAAGAAAAAATTGAAAAAACTTTTGGTTCATTTGACAATTTTAAAGAAGAATTTGAAGAATCAGCAAAAAATAGGTTTGGTTCAGGTTGGGTATGGTTAATTTTGAAAGATAATGGTAGATTAAAAATAGTAACAACTGCAAATCAAGACAACCCACTAATGAATACGGAAAAAGAAAGAGGTTATCCAATATTAGGCTTAGATGTTTGGGAACACGCATATTATTTAAAATACAAAAATCAAAGGGATAAATACACTTCCAATTTTTGGAAAGTTGTAAATTGGGGATTTATCAATGATTTGTATACCACCCAAATTAAAAGAAACAAGTATTGAATATTTTGATTTAGCAAAATATTTATACAAAAAAGTCTATGACAACTACCATAATTACAGAACCAGAAAGAAGTAAACTTTACAAAAGAATTAAAAATCTTTTGGGTGCACCATTACGTTCAGTAGAACTTGAAGACGAAATGATGGATTCACTTCTTGAACTTTCCATACAAGATTATGCACAACACGTTAATGATTGGCTTATTGAAAGTCAATGGTCATCATTATATGGTTTAAATTTGGATGAACAATCTGTAACAAGGGCTTTTACTACAAGAAGTATGGATTGGGAAACCCAATACACTTACGCATATTCAAAGATAGTTGGACTTCAAGCTGGTGGTGATTCTGTATTAGAAAAAGATTATATTGATTTAATACCAGGTCAACAAATATATGAAATACCTGCAGGAAGGGAACTTAATGAACTATTATGGTTCGCAAGACCTGAAC